GTAAAGGTGGATGGATCTACGATCCATCCACTGCAGATGGTCGTGAGACCACGCGAACCTCCGCCTTGTCAAAGTGACAAGATAATAGACATCTAAATTACTTAGATGGCACCCACCTCTTCCTTAGATTTAGATTAAATCTACGGACCGAAGACTGCAGATGGAAGGCATCACGTTCTTTTGGATATAGAACGTCGAGATAATCCATCCGATGAGTACTATCACTCCTCGTTGAAGATGAGTTGTGAAAATACTTCATCAATGCAGGTACCCCGTCAAGACGATCCTTCACCCTTACGGATGTAGGAGAAAGGGTTCTAACTTCGAACCTATGCAATGTACTTGACCATCGCTGGTAAGTACATACATCTTGACGTGTATGGTAACCAAGGCCTGCTGACTTTTGAGAAACTAAAGGTAAGCGAACTCGCTTATCTAAAAGCTTATCAAGGGCAGCAGAGGTGGAATACATACACTGTAACCAAAGCTGGTTACTAGTGGAAAGTACTCCAACAAAAGCCTCGGCATCGGTTGAGGTTTTATCTGGATCGTGACGGAGATACACCGGAGTCACTTTTTGACCCCGGAAAGCATCAACGCCACAACTTTCTCTAAAGTCACCCTTAGAAAAAGTTTTCTTACGGTTAATCTTAAGACCGCAAGATTCGATCCAGTCAGCAAAACCTGAAAAATGTTTACGTCTAATGACGATATCGTCACCAAAAACGTGAACATTTCCAGCGAGGCGCTTCAACTTTTCGATTGTTACACGAGAGTGTAACGGAATCATAGATGCTAGCGCAATAAGCGCGAACACATATGATTGTATCGGAAAAGTCGTTGCGTTCCCCATGCCTGCGTATTTCCGTAAGAAGAGGGTACTTTCTCCCAAGTCTACGGAAGGTGTACGACAGCCTAAGATTGCCGATAAGTATCTCGGTCTATTAGCAAGCGCGATTTCAACAAGTTTTGTTGAAAGGCGATCGCTAGCAGAACTTAGGTCAATCGTAACCCACTCGCCGGTGAGGGACCCTTCAAGAGCCAAGTTTTGATTAGGCACTTGAGAGGGAAGTGTTAAACAAAGTGACATAACAGGACAATGCTCTATCTCATTCCTGAGAAAGGCATTGAGGCCTTGTTGGACAAATTGATTCAACATAGGTTCTACTGTTATTGTCCGAAGAGCTGTAGAGCTTTTCGGAACTGTCACAAGTCTAGCACTCTCGCTTCGAGAGGAATCATGGTAATCGGATTGAAACTCATGATCACAATGTAGAAAAGAAACTACATCGTAACCCACAGAGATTAACCGATCGTCTAAATCAAATAGACGTGAGTATAGAGCGGACCACTTCTGGTTCGGTTTATACCCTTCCATGACTGCGCCTGGTCCATGTCGACAATCAAGTTCCTGAAAACCATCAAGGTTTTGAAGAACAAAATTGGAGATATGGGCAATATGGTCAGCGCGAAATCCAGCAATGCTGGAAATCTCGTTGTCACACTGCACGAAGTCAGCTCTTGCTTCCGACGCGAGTCTAAGATTCACGTCGTCAGTTGGAACAAACTTCTTACAAAGATAGCACAACTGTCTAAGTACCGAAATGTACTCAACAGGAGCGTTCTCAATGTAAATACCAGTGCTAGGATCAAAAACTTTACAGAGAATACCCGAAAAAAGTCTCGGGATTTCTCCCCCTTTGAGCTTGCGAAAGCCATCGGGGCAGGTAAACCTTCTCTCTTCAATCCCAAGATCAAGGGATTTTCCGAGAGTTGGAAGAGCAACGGATAAAAATCCGATGCCCTCGTTTTTGAAACGCGCCTCGAGCGTGACAAAGTCACGATCGAAACCTCTTACTTCAGGCAGAAGCCGACTAGCATCAGCTAGTAGGCCCCGGAGAACTCCCAACAGGCTTTTCATCCTTCGCTCCTTGAGCTGAAGGATCCTGAGCCACGTTAGGTTGATCCATATCTACCCCAAGCTCGCCGCCACCTAAGTCGGGTGGAAGCGTGGGGGGGATAGACAGTAGTCCAACAACAGCCGTTAAGGCCGCCAAAACAAGAGCATAGAAAAGGCTCACGAGTTGGATGATAGACATGGGTACTCCCTTTGCAGGGAGTACCCCTGCTATACTAGTTGGACAAAGCGAATAACTTAGCTTTGAGAGCTAAGCCACTTCGCCACTGTTACATCACTGTCGGCCAAGGTGTCAGTCAGCGCTTTTACAAGCGCTGCCTTAGTCGTGGCGTCCCATCCGAAAGCGGGGATAGTGGCAGAAATGGAGACAGACGCAACCTGTTTGGAGACTTGACCAGTGTATGGTGAAGTCGCATTCAGGGTTTGCGAAATCTTCATGTAATGCCGCTCCCCAGATTGAGGATTGGAGCTGTGGTTGAAGGTAAGTTGGTAACCGTTCACGGTATCCCAACGTTCCGAACCATAGCCATCTGAACGAACAACGGCAAAATTAAGAGCCGGTGTCGGTGCAGATGCAGCGACAGTGATTGGATCAATTAACATAACTAAGAGTCCTTGCTGATGTGAACCGTCAAGCACGATGCTTGACGGGACTACCATATTTAGTGCTTAAAGCACCAATTATGGCCTTCTGAGACCCAGATAAACTAGGGTCCCAGTATGTCTTCACTGAAGCAACTTGGTCCATACTCTTACGTAGATGATACGTAAGATTAAGGACTCCGACGTGAGTTTTATAACCGGTCGTTGACCCGTTAGAAATACTACCGTCGAAGTTATAAAACCAAGTCCCGGTATATTTTCCGCCAAAATGTGCTCTAATATTACTTACCTCACGGTAGGTCATAAAAGAGTAATTGACTATGCTCCTGTCCTTGCGAATTGTATCCATGATATGGACATAATCGCCAAGACCGGAAAACCAGTCAATCATCCAAGTCCAAGGGACTAAATCATAAATGTCACTTGGAGAAGGATACAAACCCAACTTTTCTGCGAACAAGGAAGAACGCAGTTTGGGTAGATCCACTTTAGGGAATTGAATGCAAACATTCGCTACACAGCGAAGTTCACATTGCCTCGTTCCACTCGATGTGAGTGGAGCTTGGCTATCAAAATCCTCATAGTGCATCACTTGGCCGGAAAATGTAGGAAAGCTGCTAACCGGTTCGAGCCAAGATTTCTTGGTTCGAAACGATACGTCCCTCCCAATGTTATCAACAAGAAAATTTACTCTCTTGGTGATTTCCTCAGGACGGCGTAGTAACTGCGACACAGCCTGCACCATCGATTGCCATCCAAATTTAAATGTAAGGAAGGCATCCGAAACAACCTGATCAAAGGTTTTTGTTTGAGAGACTTTCCAGCCTAACTTTTGGCCGAGAAATGACTCAAACTTAGTGATCAGAGCAGGATTACGCCAACTACTGACGTTGTGTTGTAAGGAGCGGAAAAGTTCCGTTCCACAGTACGACTCAAAGGCTTGCCAGGCCTGAAGGGATCCACGAATGGTTTGTGGAAGATCCTTCAGTTCAACTACCTGGTAGAAAAGATTGTAGTCCCGGGAAATTGGAAGACATTTATCCAACATCCCAAGAGCGTTCGCTTGCATTTGTGCAAGTGCACGTGTTCTACAAGAAGTTTCTAAGGCCAAAGTAGACGTTTTGTCGCAGGCAATCTCAGGACCATACACATCCATTGTACGATAGCCAACAGTTCGGGTTCTTTGAACCCCTGATGAGCCACCGCCAATAGATGTCTGAACCCAATTATCGGAAGACTGAAATGATAGGTCAAGAGGAAACGATTTCCATACAGGATCGAAAATTTCCATTTCGCCCTGACGGACACCAATTCCTCTATTCTTCTCAGTGAAGTCTCTGATAAATCCGGTAATCGCGAGTTGCGGTTGTCGGATTGTAGTGAAGGGTCCAGATTTAGTAGTCACAGGGCCTCTTTGGAGATAGTCAAACAAATTTGGTGTTGACGCATCTCCGACGTAGTCCCAGAGGGTAACTTTCGAACTCCACAACTCAAAACGATCTGAGTAGGGGGTCGAAATTTTTAACCTCTTTCTGTGATGAGTAGGTACATCGGTCAATTTAGCGACCTTATTAGCTGTTATGGTAAATCGTTCCCAGGGATCTAGGGCTAAAGCCCACGATGCCATGAGACCGACGCCAAACAACTTATAGATGAACCTCTCGAGTCCTTGAGATTTAGCAGCAAGATCTTTTGCGCGCTGACGGTACAAGTCCAACTTGGTGTCATAGTCAACCTTCTGCAACTCTGCAGAAGACCTCTGATCCATCTCCTTACGGGTTTGAACCTTAGGCTTCTTCGCCACAGTAGTCTGTTTAGATTTCTGTGGTTGAGTGGCTGACGTGCTCAAAAGATTACTCCTATTGCTAAAGTAAAGAGGGTTTACACTCGAAGCGCAGCCACCCCCGTAAG